GTCGGGCCAGAAGACCAATTCCTTCATCGTGTAGGTCGCGCTGGAAAGCGTGCCCTCCAACGACTGCGGGACCAGGGCGCTCAGGTTGCCGCCGCCGGACACGTCGGTCGGGGTCTGGTAGCCAATGTCGCCACTGGAAGCCTTGCGAAGCGCCTTGTTGAGCGCGATCAGGTCGCCGACCGGAACCATGGCGTTTGATTCGGGGATTTGTGGCATCTGGAGCATGAGAAGTCCCTCCGAAGAGCTGTCGTGACGCGAGCTGCGTCTAGTTGGTCAGGCCGTACTCATTGGCGACGGCGGCCGGATCGGCCCCCGACTCCAACAGTGTGATGGCCTTGCTAAGCTGGCCCTGTCGCGGCGAATCCGCCTGGGGCAGCTCGGCGAGCGCCTTGTTGATGGTGACCATGCGGTTGCCGACACCAGGCTTGCCGTCGCCGGGGGCCGGAATGGCCTCGGCGCTGGCGACGCTGCGCGGCGCGTTGGGCGTGTCCAGGTCGGCACGCACGTCGGTGATCGCCTTGTTCAGATTGTCGCCCTGCGTGGTCAGGCCCTTGCGGACGGCGCCGAAATCTTCGCTGAGCTTCTGCACACGGCTGCCGATGGCGAGCACGGCGTCGCGCATCGCGGCGTTGTGCTGGCGCGTCTCGACCAGGATGGCGTCGGCGCCCTTGGTCACGGCGTCGACCAGGTCGGTGGCCTCGTCGAGCGCCTTGCTCAGCTCATCGCTGTCAGGCGCGTCGTCGGAAGTCAGGCCGTCGCGCAGAGCGTCGAGGCTCTTCGCCAGCTCGTCGGCGTCGGCAGAAGCCTCACCCGTATGGACAGTGGCGATTTGGCGCGCGTCGTCTTCGGACAGGCCCTTGGCGATCAGGTCGGCGTACAATGCGTCGTTCATGTTCTGTGCTCCCCTGCGCAGCTTGGCGCGGTCGGATTCATGGGCATCGTCGAGCTAACGACCGAAAACTGTCAAGGAATCACCTGCTGGCAGCCTGGATCAGCGTCTTCGCCGTCTCGCGGGCACGCCGGGCGCCAAGCATGGGGAATCGCTCACGAAGCATCTTCGCCAGCTCTGTAACGCTGATCTTGCGGGCGCCGACCAGGGCGGCGCCGTAGGTTGCGACCGATGGCGCTTCCCCCATGGATTGCGGAGTCAGCACAGATAGGCCCTGATTCGCGGGAATCGTGGGGGCCTGGTAACCAATATCCCCGCTCGCGACCAGCGACCTGGCCAATACTTCCAGTCTGGCGTCGGGGTAAACGGGGTGCGCAGTCACGGCGACATTCAAGACCCTGCTCTTGTCGATCTGTTTCTGATTGCGCTCGTTGCGCATGACGACTGAGCCTTCAACGCTGAAACCGATCTGCCTGGCGCCGCCGGCTTTCTGCATGGCGACGGCCGTTTCATACGTTTCGCGCGCCTTGGCTTTGTGCAGGTAGAGCACGCCTTCAACGGCCGTGGCCGGCGAGCCGCGTAACGTGGTCCGGTAGATCTTTTCGGGGTGGCCGAGCACGTTGTCGGGGCCGGCCTTGTGCTCGTAGTTGAACCAGCCTTTGCTCAGGAAGTAGCTCCAATCTATGCCGTTTTGCACCAGCACCTCACCCTGCTGGTCGATGTGCTCTGCGCTGATGATCCCCCCGATTCTGCCGACCATGGCCTCGCTGTCGCCGCCGTTGGGGTTGCTGTTTTTGACGCGGGCCTTGCCCAGCGGCTCGAAGGGAACCCACCTGGAAAACGTCTCGATTCGGTTGCTCATGTCTTGCTCCTGCGCAGTCGGCCCGTCTCGTCGACCGTCATACCTGGCGGCACTGTGATCGTGTCGCACCTGCACCTGGGGTGCACCGGCCAGATCGTAGCTTGCCACTGTGCTTGCTTTCTGCCCACGTTTGTCCCGGCCGCCAGCAAGTCGGCGACGCTGAATACAATCGGACGGCCGCCCGACGTGAAAAGGCTGACGCACGAATCGCAGGCGCCCGACTCGGGGATCCTGGCTACCTGGGCCTCTTCGCCGTAGGTTTCGATAGCGTCGATCACGACGCCGTCGCTGTAGGCCCCTTGCAGCTCGGTTTCGGCGATGCGGCGCCAGTCGTGCGCCCAACGCTCTGTCGTGCTGGCCAGGTTGCGCGCCAGCTCGCGCGCCGACTTGCCCTGTGCAACGGCTTCGGCCGTTTGCTCGGCGATGATCTCGACGGTGGCCGCGCGCCGCTCAGCGTCGACCTCTTGCACAATGTCTTCGCCGGCCCACGCCTCGGAGATTGTCTGCTCGACGTCGACGGCCAGGCGGTTGCCCAGGCCGCGCGCAAACTCACCAGCTCGCGTGCGGGCCTGGACGTAGCTGTTCTTTTGCGACCGCGACAGCCAAGCCGGGGCTTCGTCGGCGCCTGGTAGAGCTGTCGGCTCGGCGGGCGGCGGCGGCTTGGGAAGGCTGACGCCCACCTGCGCGGCCAGCGGTAGCGCCCCCTGGCGCCAGGATCGAGCGACTTCGGCGTCGACGTGCGGCAGCCACTCGGCCAGCGTCCAGGTGCGCATGGTGTCGCGCATGTCCGGCGTCGCGCCTTCTGCGAGCTGGCCGATCATGCGCAAGAACATGAACGGGTCGAGCTGATTGCTGCCCGTGGGGATCTTGACGCCGGCCAGGCGCGCGGGGTCGACCAGGCCGCGTTCCAATAGATACGCGATGCGCTCAGGCGAAACGCCGGCCGCTTCCGGCCCTAGCAGCTCGACCGCGAACGCCTCGTGGTGCTCGCGTATCAGATCGCCAACCGCGTTACTTAGGATCTCCGCTTTCATCTACAAGGGCCGTCCACTCGGCGCGGAGCTGCGCCATTCGCTCTTCGTATCGTCGCGTCATGATCTCGGCCAGCTCGTCGATCGCGGCAATCTCGCCGCCGCGCACCTGGCCCTTGCGCAGCGTGCCGCCCTGCACAGCTTGCAGCGCCGCGTCGGCGGCCTGGCGCATCTTGGCGCGCAGCTCGGCTGGGTTGCCGTCCAGCTCGCCCGCGTAGGATTCGGTGATCTTGACCTTCACGACGCCCTCGCAATCCACCAGGTTAGCGACGCGGCCAGGCGCTCGCCCGCGGGCTCGGGCTTGATCGGTATGACGTCGGCGGGCTTGGGCGGCGGCCCCGCAATCGCCTCATTCAGCGCGTCGAGCGGCGAGCGAGGCTTGACGATAGCCGCCGCGCCAACCGACGACTTGTCGTCGCTGTACTTCGCCGCGAAGCGCCGGAACACGTCGGGCATTTGATTCGTGCCGGGCTTCGTCAACAGTACCTCGAAGATCCGATGCGCGAAGGGGTTGTTGAGCACTTCGGCCGGGTCGAACATATCGTCGAGCGACTTCATTGCGGCTTCAATGTGCCCCGCGGACTGCGGGCCGGTGTAGTCCCCGGTCCTGCCCAGGTTGCCTTGCTCGCCCAGGCGGGTATGCGCTGACAAGGCCATGCGCAGCGCCTCGCCAATCTGCGGCACGTCCTTGCTCACTTGCAGCATGTACGGCGCCGCCCTGGCCAACGACGTAATGAGCTTCGGGCGGGCGCCCGCCAACAGGTCGGCGTCGTCGACGAGCTTGCCGACTAGGATACCTTCGACCAGGCGCTTGCCATCCTCGTTGAGCTTGCTCTTGTTGCGGCGGTTCATGTATGCGTTTTCGTTGCGGGAATCAATGATCCCGTTCTGGCGCAGCGAAGCAATGAATGAGCTGGCCCCGGCGCTATCCAAAAACGCGCTGAGCGTCTGGTCCTCTTCCATGTGATCTGCCAGGCGGGCCAGGCTATCAATCGACAGCTTGCGCGCGTCGGCGGTTTGCTGCGTCCGCGGGTCCATGCCGCGGGTGAAGCCCTCGTTCATTTGCCGCACCAGGCGCTTGGGATCGTGCCCGGCCGTGTCGACCACGCGCACAAGGATCGGCTCTTTGAGCGCGCCGACGTCATCGGCCGTGAAGCCGAATTGATGCGATTGCTCGGCCAGATACGCCTTGTACTTCGTGATGCTGGCAAAGCCCTTGGCGTATGCCGTCTGCAAGCTCATGGTGCGGCTGTTGCCGCCGAGCACAAAGCCGTCCGGCCCCAAGACGGGGGCGCCGTTGGTCGCGTCGGGATTGGTCGCGACCAGGAATCCCGGCTCGATCTTCTCGGCCACGCGCAGCACGCCCCGCTGTAAGGTCTTGTCGCGGTGATAGGCACGCTCTTGCAGCCCTTCGGGGTAGCCTTCGGTCGGCTTGAAACCCGTGGCGGGGTTGTGGCTCGCGATGGCGTCGCCGGCTTCGACCAGCTTGTATTGGCACGGCATGGCCACGGGCTTGCCGTCGGGGCCTGCAACGTAGAACAGCGTCCGCGCCCCGTCTTGCGTGGTCTGGCGCGGCGCCGCGGCCGGCGGCTGGTACAGGGCTTTGATCGCGTCTTGGATCCGCGGGTCCAGGCCGGCGTCGGGGAACGCTTCGGCCAGCAAGCGGAGCTGGGCCAATGTCTCGGACGCCAGCGCCGTCGCCAACACCGTCGTCGCTTCGCCGCTGGCCATCGCCGTGTGGAGGGCCTTAGCCTGGCGCTGCCCCTTGGCGATC